TGGCGAGCACCATCGGACAGGGGGGGCAACCCCCCTTCCATCTTTTGTATCTTTTTTCTTTTAACTACTAGGAGCTTTAGCAACACTATGCCTAATACAAAAAAGGTGGCGACCGACGCACAAAGCGAGTTTCATTTTTCTCCACAACACGAAGCGCAGATTAGAGAGGCGTTCATTGCGCTAGATAAAGAACATGGCATTGACAGGATAGCTGTTCAGGTGTCTTGGGAAAAGATGAAAGCAAGACTTCTTAAACTCGACCAGAAAGGAGGTTAATATTATGTGTAATGATATCATGACACACAACGAAGTAGCGTTGTTTCTCGCTATGTTGTTTTTCTTCGGTGCAGTATGTTTCTGCATTGGCGTAGAATATGCCAATCACAAACGTAAGAAGCAACTAGCTGACGATAATACTATCGTTAAGTGGACTGCCATCACAGATGCAGTCAAGAGTAGTGAGTCTAAGCAAATGAACTTGCCACTCTAAGTTCCAAAGGGTAGGGCTTGACGGCTCTACCCTTTTTTTTTGCCTAAAATTTTTGTGAACTACAGTAGCTCGTCATGTGGGCGTCGGGGGGTAAGATACCAGTTACTTGTCGCCATGTGCGTATGCGTGGCTGGGCGGTGATTTATGCGGAAAACTCTGGATAAAATTGGGATTCGGCCGGTCGGCCGACCAAATATATAATATTGGTACTTCGCCATATGTGCGTAAGTGCCGCTATCGTGCCGGTTTGAATTATATATTACAGTCGCCATGTGCCGGACTGTCCCAACTGTCCCAATTGTCCCAACTAGCCGATAGTCGGAGAACCGCATAGGTAAGCCATTTGTCCCAACTGTCCCAACTGTCCCAACAATTTTGATTATCTCTGTGTGAGTTTGAAGATTATCAGAAAGCACGAGCGGTTTGGCGGATGTCTCAAAAAACCTCCCCTCCATATAAATATATTTATTACATATTTAGACTAGGACACTTAGGACAGTTAGGACAGAGCCAGATACAAAGCGGATTCAGAACTGTCCCACAAACAATTTTCAATAGGACACTTAGGACACAATATATCCACGCTTATAAATTACGATAGTTGACCTTATCTGTTGCATAAAAACAACAAATATGGTATAGTGGTTTTGTTGTGGGGCAGAAGACGAGTTTTCAAAAAGAATGTACGTTTACAGATAACTTTGATTCTCGGCCGACCGGCCGACCAATCCCACAATACATATTACACAACTACAAGGAGCAAACATGAGTGATTACACAAGTGTACAAAAACTACGACGATTCGGTAACGCTAACCTAGCAGTCAAGTCGGAAGACCATGACGAATTGTTTAAGGTACTGGCATCGAAGTATGGTGGAGCAGTTGCTTTGAATTTCACTATTGCGTTGGATATTCCTGATTTTTTGGAGCGGTATGATTATGAGTCATACGCTGACTATTTACAGGAGTTGATTGAAAACTATGGCGAGGGAGAGGAGGTAAGATACAGAAAACTCGCAAACAAGATGGGTATCGAAGACGACGACGATTGGCAGTAATTTTGGTTTTCGGCTGACCGGCCGAAATACATATTGTCAAAAATTTGAGCATTGCAGGAGGTAACATATTTGTTGCACTTTGCAGATAGATACTTTACAATAATACTTTACATTAAGAAAAGGAGTTCATGTCTATGAATAGGAAACCATTATTCACTAAGAAGCATTACGAAGCTATCGCTGAGTTATTGCATGACAGTATCGAAAAGGGCGATATCGTAGTCAATCCGTCAGTAACGAAGGAAGAGTTGGCGGATTTCTTTTCGAAGGACAACGTCAATTTCAACAAAGATAGATTTCACGAGAGAGTCATCAGAGGGAGGGTTCAGTCATGATTGAAAACAATTTTATTGCGTTTGACTACAAATGCAGACTGTTGGGATTGACTCGCCAAAACAAGCGTAAGACTGAGTTGGCAAATCAGAATCTTCAAAAAGAGGTTCACAAAGTCAACACAGACTTATCGGCTGATGACCCTATCTACAAAGCAATCCGTTGTAAAAGACAGGACTTTATCAACTACCTTTCGGAGAATGTATTGGACTGGCACGGGAGTATCAAGCTAGTGTCCTTAGACGTTACATATTTCGAGAGTTTCAAGAGAGTTGTGGAGACGTTTGAGTCTGAGTTTTACGGACTTGTGGAGCAGTTTTTGCCTGACGAAGCAACGTACATGGCGATGATTCAAAGGGCAAAAGACAACGACCCTATCGGGTTTGAACGTGAGAAGTACCCGATATTCGAAGTCGCAAAGGAGAGGTTTTCTTTTACTTACAATTTTTCTGCATTATCTAATATGAGTGATGCGAGACTTGATGCAATCAATGAGCACAATGACTTCATCAAGAAAAAAGCAAAGGAAGACCATATCCGAAACCTTGAGCGAGTTGAAAAGCAGACTCAAGACAGGATAGCTGATTCTGTAAGACATATTATCAGATCGTTTTCTAGTCAGACAATTACCGACAAAGACGGCAATCAGATAGTCAAACCGAATCGGTTTCAAGAGTCGTCAATGCTGAAACATTTAGAGTTGGTCAAGATTCTCAATGCGTTCAACATTGGCAACAATTCCGTTATCAACGATATGATTTCTGATTTTGAGAAAGCGATATCTCCAATTGCACGAGACCAAAAAAATGATTTCGAAACATTGCGAGATAACGACGACACAAGATTGAAGATCAAATCAGATATGGAAGCAATTATATCTAAGTTCAAAATTTAATCCTCGGCCGATGAGCCGATTTCAAACTTTACAAGGAGCAATACATGAGCAGAGAATTTAAAACTCACGAAGTATCAATCAACTCTTTACCAACAATCATCATGGCTAACCCACATATATCTAAGCTAGTAATTGGTGGCGCTGGTCAAGGCAAGTCAACTGTCCTCAAACTACTTGAGGAAAAGTATGGCGACAAGTACAACTATTTATATATTGACTGTTGTACCGAAACAGTTCAGGACAACTTCCTGACTGTGCCTGACGTTGGTATCGGTAAACTCGTTACATGGTTGAACGAGCGTTGGAAGATTGACGAAAACAAGCCAATCATCATCATGCTTGATGAGGTATTGAAAGCATCTACTTCTGTCAAGCGAATCTTCACTCGTTTGATTCAGGAGCACAACCTCGGTGGCAAGCAGTTACCAAAAGATTCTCTTGTCTTTGGTACATCCAATCGTACGCAAGATGGTCTCGGAGATTTTATCGAAGCGCACGTTGGCAATCGTTTTTCAATTATACATTTGAAGAATGTAACTGCGAAGGAATTGATTGTGTATGGTACGAAACACAATTGGAATCCAAACTGTCTGGCTTTCCTATTACATAAACCAGAATGTTTGGCTGATTACCGAGAGGCTGGACAAGAAAACAATGGTTACATCATGAATCCGAAGCATCCCAACCGACAGTTTTGTTCGCCACGTTCGTTGGAAAATGCTTTTAGTGTTTACGACAATCGTGAAAGCTACAAAGATGAATGGCAACCTGTCGACAATCCAGACCACAATCTTAGGGCTATGCTCGGTGGTCTTTGTGGAGATGCGTTTCAAAACGATTTCATGGTGTTCATGAAACTCGTCAAAGATGTAATCAATCCGCAAACGATTATCGACGACCCTGTGAACGCTCCGATACCTACTGACCAGATGGCTCAGTTTATGCAGATACTTTCGTGTGTTCAGTTCGCCAAAGATGAGTCCATCGAAAATGCGAACAAGTTTTGGACTTACGTCAAACGATTCAAGGATGAGCAGATGATTTCAACATTCTGTTTTTCTTTGTTCCACATCGACAAGAAAATGACTAAGTCTTTGCGTGGTTACGATACATGGATGAGCGAAAACCATGACCTCGTATTCTAAGTTTCCCTTTAAAGATTGGTTACGGCTTCCGGGCCGTAACCCATTCTTATCCAACCAATTATATATTACATAGGAGCAACAATATGAGTAATTTCAAAGCTACTAAGTCTCTGGCTTCAGACCTCATCAAGATGCCTATTCAGGACTATCGCCCTCTGGTCAAGTCCAAAATTCAAGTAGGCAAACATCAAGGTCTGCGAGCGCTAACTCCGTTCAGTTATCTCGGCAAGTTGGAGGTTTGGTCAGTACCTTCTCTACCTGACGGAGCGGTTGCATTTACCGCATTTACCGACGGATGGAATGTATTTTTCTGCAAGGAGTTCCTTGATACTCTCACTCAAAAGCAAATCAACTTTGTCTTTTGCCATGAGTTGTGTCATATACTTTTGAAGCACGTCTTCATTTGTAAAAAGCTATTCAAGATTGATGCCGAATTGACTGCGATTTCTGCGGACTATCAAGTCAACGATTGGCTGGATATTCTTGACCCTAACAGAATATGTATTGAGTTCATCGATGGTTGTTTGCATGACGAATCTTTTAGAGGATGGTCTCCGTTGAAGATTTTCAAACATCTACAAAAGAAAAAAGAGGAAGCAGAAAAAGATGGTGGTGTATGGGAACCAGACGGAGAGCCAACCGACGAGATGCAATTCGATGGCAACTTAAATTCTGGTGGTGGCGATGGCGAAACAGATGAAAAGACTGTCGCAGAAAAAGCCAAAGATGCAGAAAACATGATGAGTCAACTCAACGACATGATCGCTCATGCAAAGCATTTGATACAAGAGGGTTCTCCAGAAGTCAACAAGATGATGGATTCTGAGATGGCTATCGAAGTCAAGTGGCAACCTATGTTTGAGGAGATCGTCATGCAATCGCAGTATGGAGCGGATGACCAGACTTACTCAATATATAATCCACGGAATGTTGTCAACGCAGATTTCTTTGAGGAAGATGTAATCTATCCGAGCGATTATTCCGAGACTGTCGGAGAGATTATCATGGCTTTCGATGCTTCTGGTTCGATTGTCGAAGAGACCAAAGTGTTTATTGAGCAAGTTCAGGAGATAATGGAACGATTGCGACCAGAGTCGGTTCGTGTTCTTTTCTGGGATACAAAAGTCGTGTCTGATGAATTATATCTTCCGAAAGACTATCAGTACTTCAAGGATATGGTCATGGTCAAGGGCGGTGGTGGTACTAACGCTCAATGCGTACCGCAATACCTTGAAGACAATCCTAATATCAATTGGGAAGCGTGTGTCTTTTTCACAGACGGAGTGTTGAACCCGATTGATTGGAGTCCTCACAAACCTGTTTTGTGGTTGGTTGTAACACAGGATGGAACGACAGACTTCAAGCCAACACAAGGCAAGATGGTTCCATACATCCCAGAAAAAAACAAACCGGCCGACTAGCCGATAACTAAATTTATATTATAGGAGCATTATTATGTCTACACAGTTAGCATCACGATTCGGAGATATATCAACAAAAAATATGTACGAGATTCCGCCACAATACATTTGTAAGTATGGTGTCGGCACACAGTTTTTGAGAATGGATGTCCAGTCTTTTCTTTATGGTTTCCGCAAGAAGTATGCGAAGCACAAAAGTTTCAGGTACTTCTTCATGGGTACGAAACAAGAGTTCGAGAATACTTGTTTGAGTTTGGGTATCAAGTTTTCTAAGGTACATCCTGATATTTCGGTCAAGCGATCTAGGAGCAATCTTCTAGGAGATGCAGTTCGTGAATTATATCATTACGGAGTATCGAAAGATTACCCCAGTACTGGACAAGTCAGTAAAGAGAAATTTTTATTCGAAAACATCAAAAAGAAGGGTAACGATTTTACTGTGTCTTTTGCTCAGAATTTTTACAGGTATCTGTATTCAGGAAAAGGTGGGATAACGAGTAAAGACAGAGTGGGTAACGAAAAAACGAACAGGAATGGTTGGCTTTTCCCTCATCCCGATAGGCATCATTTTCCGAATGAAAGTATAAAAGTTCATTGTCCTGATTATTTGTGGCTTGATAAAAACCCAGATATGACAGGCATACCTACAAAGGAAGATATCGAGAGCCAATACAATGTTTTACCGAATGGACTACCTTTGTTCCTTGTTCATGACGGAAACATGGGGATGATTATGCAAGATGTATTTCGTATGGGAGCGTTTGCTAATGGAATACCTTGTACGCCCGCCCCATCTTACGCTAGTGAACAACCGAAAGGAGTGCTCGATCATTTGACTTCTTCCATGAAAAAGCATGGTCTTGTTATTCGACCTCAACATGACTGGATGGCTACTACTGATAATGTGGGAAAAGCGGTGTTGATTGCGTTGGGATTCATGCACAACACAGACTGCATTGACTCTGTAAATTTTCTAGTTACAGATCAAGACTATATTCCCGTTTCGTTGTTACGAGTCAATCACAGTTCTATGTATCGTCCCGACTCAAGAGAAGGTAAGAGAAGGGGTGAGAGACAAACTACTACTCAATACTCTTTATACACTTGTAATATATCTTCTGATTCAAAGTTGAGAAACACGAGAGACTTGTCAAATTTGGATAACGACTTCTCATCATTCTTCAAGAAGATAAAGCACAGGGAGTTAGACGATAAGTCGGATTTCGTTCGCCAGTTTATACATAGCGCTAATCAAGGTTTGGAGTTGGATATTATTCAACCGATGACTACCAAACATATATTTAACCCGACCGACGACCAGATGAAAAAAGGTTCTCTGTATAGTCGTAGACTCAACGACAAGGAAGACTTACAAATCGAAACTGCATCTCGAGACCAAACTAGTTTTGATTTCGCAAGCCACGCCAGTAAAGACTACAAGCGATCAAGCAAGTGGTTGATTCTTCGTTTGCTGATTGACAACATGACTGACAGCATGAAGAAAAACATCAAACCAGATAGTCTGAAACTTATCGATGAGTTTGTAAGTTCCAAATCACTAGAATCTGCGTATACAAATACGAGCGTGAGTTTGGGCGGTAGTACCTCGGACATTCTTGAGTCATTGTTTGGGAAGGAACGCATACAATATATGTTTGAGGATGCTTTACCAAACTATCTGAAGCTGGAAGCAGACAACCGAAAGGTAAAACAAAGTTTCGATAACTACCTCGGCATACTTCCCCTGGGTAAGAATGGTTGCTATGGGTTTATGTATTTGGAGAGTTACAAAGTTGGCGTCGTAAAGCCTGATGACGATTTACGGAAAGACCAACTTTTGGTTTCGCAGAAATTTTTTGAAGAAAACATATCAAGTTTTCACGTTACTCCGTACGTCAATTGGGATGGTGGAAAAATGTTCATCCAGAGAGAACACAGCGGGCATGGCGGTGTTCCAAAATATGCTAGAGCGTATTATTTCAAGCATATTCCAGATATATCAGGGTTCGACAAAGATATATTCTCAGAGCAATTTACCAACCTCACCTTTTCGAGAATGGAAGGAGAGTTTGATCGTGATGGTTTTGTTGCCTACACAAAAGATGCACAGGGTAACAAACAATATCGAGGAGAAAAGTATCACACCAAAAATATGTGTAACTACATTCCAGAATCAGATATGGTTTTGTTTCATCAATTCTACAATAACGTCTATTCAAACGATTGGATTATTCATCCGATGGGAGATATTGCGACTGTGTTGAAGAAAAAATTCTACCACGATGAATTAGGGATTTATTGGTTGTTTGCTAATGAGGATGAAGTTTCTCAGAGATGTTGGTGCGAACTCGATGGGTATGTGAGTTTAAATACCAACTAAATATATAATTCGGCTGATCGGCCGAGAACTAATCTTAATTAAAATAGGAGAACTATTATGTCAGAAGAAGTACAACGAACCGACAGGACAGTAACAGAACTGACCTTTGAATTTCTTGACGAACTCAGGGTATCAGACGATGCCCCAAATATGTTCGGAGCATGGCGAGACTTGATGGAAGAGTTTGGTTTTAACAAAGCTACCGCTAAGTCATTGTTGAAAGACTGGATGTATCTAAGAAGGGAGGGAAGTGAACAGTCTTGAATTATGTAATCAGTAGTCTCAAGAGTTGCGGGCCGTACTCCCTGTACGGCCGTGCTTCACAAATTTTTTATAATATGTAATTAGAGAAAGGAAGAATCATGCGTAAAGGAAAACATACAACCGCTCAAATAAATGACGTAGTAAAGTGGTGTCAACTACAAGTAGAACAGTTTGACGATTACGTTCGTGAATACTTGGACGACGACCGAGATGCAGAAATAGAAGAACCAGAACTTTTTGAAAGGTCTATGTTGGCAACCGAGGTGCTAGGTATTTTACATGGTAAGTTTATCGTTAATAAACAGCATTATCTTACCGAGATAAAAGAACAAAATAAAAAGTAAAATCGGCTGACCGGCCGAGAACTAATTTTAGGCAACCCATAGCGGTTGCCTTTTTTTTGTCTCCCTTTGTCCCTTTTTTTAAATTAAATGCTAAACTAAAAATATGGTTGAATCTCCTTGCGTTGGTATTTGCGAATTAGATAATGGTATCTGTATCGGTTGCGACAGAACTGTTGAAGAAATATATAACTGGGAAGAAATGACCGAAGAAGAAAAAATAAAAGTAATCGAAAAAAACATAAAATAATTTAAAAATAACTGGTATCAATTTTATTTTTTATGGTACTATTTACATAAGGAGTTTACATTGTTACTGAGTGCATACAGTAAGGCTTATCGGACATGGGCTAAATGTAAATTCCTTACTTAGTTGTTCCTATGTAGAGTAGTGAGTCTTTTTTAGAGTTTCAGACTTCAAACCAAAACTCTATTTTTATAAAAATAAAAATATGAAAAAAGAAATTTGGGTTGAGTTCAAAAGAAAAAAATCTCTGGTATCAGAGCCGAAGATTTGTTGGAAGTTTGTCATGTTGGATTCTATGGAAAATAGTAGATACGACAGGCTTAATCATTTAATAGTTACACAAGATAAAATACCAAAAAAAATTTTTATGAAACTAATAGATGCTTCTTTCGGCAATTATTACAAGCAATTGAATAACGATAAATACCACGATATTTCAGTACAATGTTACTTATCCCATGACGAAATTATTGATTTAATAGACACAGTCGAGGGAGAAGTAAATGGTGTTACCGCCTAAAACAATAATTAAGATTGGCGACTGTAAAGATATATTACAGACAATGCCTAAAAAATCAATTCAGGCAGTTATTACATCTCCTCCTTATTATGGACTAAGAGATTACGGAACAGGTAAATGGGTTGGGGGAGATTCAAATTGCCCACACAAAAGAACTACAAAAATAGGAAAGACTGTAAAAACAATCACAGGGCATCAAGGTATGTACGATCAAGGTTCAGTAGTCGGGGACGCTATCTATAAAAAGACTTGCCCGAAATGTGGTGCAGTCAGAGATGACCAGCAGTTAGGGCTAGAAGAAACTCCTGAATTATATATTAGTAGCCTAGTAAGTGTCTTTGCTGAAGTGCATCGAGTATTAAGAGATGATGGAACTGTTTGGGTAAATCTTGGCGACACTTACGGCAAAGAAAAAAATTTAATCGGTATACCTTGGAAGTTTGCATTTGCTATGCAAGAGTTTGGTTGGTATTTAAGACAAGATATAATTTGGCACAAACCAAACCCTATGCCTGAGTCTGTAAAAGATAGATGTACAAAAGCGCACGAATATATTTTTCTATTTAGTAAAGATAAAAATTACTACTTTGACAACGAAGCTATAAAAGAACCATGCAAGTACCCTAACGACGATAGAGGCTCACGAGGAGATGTGAGACGAGGTACGAAGATGAACTCTATGTCAGGTAAAAATGGTTTGAAGAAAAACAAAAGAAGTGTTTGGACTGTTAGCACTAAGCCATACAAGAAAGCGCACTTTGCTACTTATCCGATAGACTTAATTGAACCATGTGTGTTGGCAAGTTGCCCTCCCCAAAGATATATTTTAGACCCATTTGCTGGAGCTGGTACAACGGGGTTAGTAGCAAAAATGCACAACCGCCATTCGGTAATGATAGAACTTAACCCTGACTACAAAAAACTTATAGAGGAGAGAATCCGGGATGATTAAAGTATCTTACATAATATGTATTTTCACGTCTGCAATCTTAACGTACTTTGCAACTGTCAGTAACATAGGTCATATAAAATCTATGTGGGAGACTGCGTATAAGATGGGATATGGAGATGGTAAAACTGTCGCAGAAGCCCAGTATGTTTGGACTGATGAAAAGTTGCGACAAGAATGTATGTTGTTACATTTTGAAGCAGATCAAGAACGAAGAGAGAGATTAGGATTGAAAGGACTTGGGGAATGAAAAACATAAAAGAATATATAGAACATACGTCTGAAAGAAAAGTGAAACAAGTTGGTGGAGATCATTACACTAAAAAAGGTTTGCAACCTTGGGAAGTACGTTTGGCTTGGGCTTTAGACCCTTGGGCTAGTGATGCTCTAAGATATATTTCTAGGTTTACAGACAAAGGCGGAAAAGAAGACATAGAGAAAGCTATTCATTGTCTTGAATTTATTTTGCAAAATTATGATGAGATAAAAAGAAAATACTATGGCAAAGACTCCAGAAAAGAAAGTTAAAGAATTAGTAACACGTCATTTAAAAGAACTTGGTTGTTACTATTTTTATCCAGTAACAGGTGGGTATGGTAGAAGCGGAGTACCTGACATAGTTGGATGCTACAACGGAGTATTTTTTGGTATTGAGTGTAAAGCGGGTAACAACAAACCAACTGCTCTCCAATTATCTAATTTGGAAGCTATACGAAAAGCAGGA